TCAATTCCCCCCGTTCGATACCCCCTTGGTCACAACTTGGTCACCGTCGCCGGTCACCAACCCCCGGCTCTCTGACGCGAATAGTTCGACGGCTTTCGAGCCCGCATTCGGGTTCGCGTGCGGCATCCAGCGACCATAGATACGCCCGATCATCGTCCAATCCTTATGGCCCATTTGCTTTGCGACCCACATTGGATGCTCGCCGGCCGAAAGCATCATCGACGCAAATGTATGTCGGGTCTGATACGGATTTCTGTACCGCACGCCGGCCAGCTTTAGGACGCGGACCCAAGCGAGGCGAATCACTTGATCGCCGGACCACGGCTTACCCGTTCGCGGGTTCAGGAAAATGTCGCCGCCCTCGAGCAGGAACGAAAAGGGCTTCTGCGCTTTGAGCGCGGCGAGGGCGGGCGGCAACAGCTTGACGTCCCGACGTCCGGCCTTCGATTTTGGCCCTTCCTTTACGTGGGCCGCGCGGCCGGCACGCGTCGCCGCACGGCGCACTCTTACCGTGCCAGCGTTCCAATCCACGTTACCCCATTGCAGCGCGCACAGTTCCGAAGTGCGCAAGCCCGTCCAGAACGCGAACTCGAACAAGTTTCGCTCTTGCTGCTCTTTGCACTTGGAAAGAATGGCGGCGATGTCTTCGGGCGGGAAAGGATCGACGTCGTCGTCCTCGTCCTCGTCTTTCACCTCCTCGACAACTGTGAAGCTCCAGCCGTCCATCGGATTGAGTTCGATCTTTTCGTCGTCAATGGCATCGTGTAGCGCTTTGCGCAGCACGCTTTGAATATTGCCGAGCCGCTTGTTTGTCGGCTTGTGCTTGGCCGCGTACTCTTTGAGCCAGTCTTTGATGAGTGGGCGCTTTAGCTCCGCGAGCCGGAGTCGGCCGAATTTAGGAATCAGGATGTTTTCGATGATCTTTCGATAACCTTCGAACGTCGATGCTTTGACCTGCTGCTTATAGCCCTTGAGCCATGCCTCGAAATACTTCTCGACCGAATCGATATCGCCGGGCACGCCGGCCATCGTGCTGCCACGTTCGACCGCACGCCGCGCGCGCGCTGAATTCGGAAAGACCTCGGCGTACTTGAACGTGCGCTGCTTGATGGCGTAGAGAATGGACGCGCGAAACTCGGACGCCTTTTTCAGATTGGCCGGCGTGGGCTCAGACTCGACAGTCTCCCGGCACCGCTCGCCTTCGAAGCGGAAGTCGATTTGGATCGCGCTACCCCGCGCGCGAACTCCTTCGTATTGCTTACCCATGATTCATATTCCTCGACGTTGATGAGGATGTGGCCGTCTGGCGCCTTCGTCCAAAGCGAATCGGGCCATTTGTGATCCTCGATCTTCCTGCGCACAGCTTTTTCGCTGTAGCCGGTTTCCATTGCGAATTTTGCGATCGTGATCCAGTGGATCATGGTTTGCTCCTGGGTCGCTTGCGCGCGGGCTTGATTTCGTTTCGCGGGCGTCCGCCTTTCGGCGTCGTGGCCGGCGCAGGTTGCCGCGCCGCCCATGCCCGCACAACATCGGGCTTCCATCTAACGCCGCCCTCGGTCGTTGCCGCGCGCGGCGGCAAGCGATCGGGCTCTCTGCTCATGTACGTCTTGACCGTCGTTACGGTCAGGCCCAGATAGGCCGCGAGCTCGTTGCGCGTCCAGAGCGGCTCTGCTGTCTTTGCCATTTCCCTTTCTCCGGTAGGGCGGAAATCCGCCGGGAAAGGGCACTCTACCACGGGTGATAAACCTAATCGTCTGATGATAGCGTTACCGCGTCACGCCCACGAGCATGTGCAAAAGCATCTTCACTTCGCAGCACGCGTTGAACTCGAGAATCTCGTCGATGATCGATTCCATCATCGCGAGCCTGTCGGCCTCGGTCGCGTGCCGCTCGCGGTACGTGTTGCCGATCGCCAGGAGCGCAATCGCACCGTTATAGAACGCGTGCTGTATGACCTCGCGCGAGGTCGCCGAAATAGCCTCGGGGATGACTCCGCGCTCGTACTCGGTCCAGCCCTCTCTAAGCGTCTCCATGTTCATTCACTCCATGTTGAAGCCATCGCGCATGAGCCTCGTCGACAGCTTGGTTAGGATCGAGTCGTCGTTTGTGAATTGCATCCTGTAGGCACTCGACGATCACGCAATGCCCCGCGAGCGCTTCATTCCACGAGGGATAACGCACTGCGCGCACGACCCGCGACGTCATGAAGATCGCGGTCTCGAACAGCATCGGTTGCCCGTGGTAGCGCGTGCCGTGCGGCGAGAACTCGTGATCGATGCCGACGAACACGGTCGATACTTCGATGCCATCGATGACCGAGTGCGCGAGCGTTCGATCGGTGCCGGCAAACCATTTCATCCAGTCCAGCACCGATCGCGCGCGTCGCGGCTCGTGACCGTCGAGCACATACAGATTGCGATTCATTGTTGCCTTTTACCTATTCGTATCCGCGCTCAATCGTTTTTCCGATGAAGCGCGACAATTCATCATTAAGGGCGACGCAATCCGCACCGTTTTCCAGTGCGCGCCAATAGGCGACCGCACCGGCGAAGAAAGTCAGGCGGAAAGCGTTGATAGCGCTCGGGTCGTCGGGCGACGAATACCTGATGACGCGAGCGCTAAATTCTTCGAACGCCGCTTCGATCGTGTTAGCGGTTTGCATATTCCCCTCACGCGGTGGCCGGGATGACCTCGCCGTTGATCCATTGTGTGAGCCAGCGCTTGAGCTCGGTCACGCCGCCATTGCGATACACGATGTGCTCGTTGACGCGCCGCACGATGTCCTGGTGCTTGTGCGAAATGAACTTCGTCATGAGCACGACCAAATCGGCGCCACGGGCCTTTTCTTCCAGGTTGTCCGCATGCTCGACGCGTACATAGTCGAATCGGAACAATTCGCCGAGCGCCCGCCTTACATCGTCTTCTTGCTGGCGCACGAGGCCGACGATGAGCACGCGCGGTTTGCGGTCGCGTGGCGCCGCGTGCATCCGCGTCGCGCCCTCGGGTAGCACGCCCGGCGACGGCAATGTGACGTTGCCGAGCGCTTCGGTTATGCGTTGCATGATCGATTCCTGTAATTGCTCACCGATCGAGCGTAGGAGCATGCCGGCGATGCGCGTGCCCAATGCGCCGATGAGCGTTTCCAAAGGCAGCGAAGCGGGATCGATCGCTCTGGCCTTCTCTGCCTCGGCGCGAGCCGCTTCGGTCGCTCGTCGTAATTCTTCGGCGGCACGCTCGGCCTCGGCCGCTTGCTCGCCGGCCTCGCGTTCGGCGGCACGTTCGAGCTCGTCGACGACCTTCCATTCGTCGGCAATCCACGGAACTTGAACGAGGCTCGCTATTTCGCGTTGCCGGTGGGCGGGCATGGTGTACTCGATCGCCTTGCGTATCGCATCGACCTTGCTCATGTCGGCAAAGCCGTTGAGCAATCGTTTGCTCTCGACCGCGATCTTTCGCTTTTCTTCGGCGTTCCAGCGCACGAGCGTCTTGCGTTCCTTCGTCGAAGTCGGCTCGGGCGCGTCCGGTTCGTTCAAGATGGCGGCGATGCTCGTCGGCTCGAAGCCTGTCGATGCGAGCGATTCCGATACCGGGAATGCCGCGCGCCAGCTATCTGGCACGGTCGGCTCGGGCGCCGCCTCTGCGGCTCGCAGGTCGGCCCAGACAGGGAGAAGCGCGGTTAGGTCGCGCTCCTGACGAATCACGCGATGACGATCGGGCGCGAGTACAGTCTCTTGTGCGCGGCGCACGGCTTCCATGTTCGATATGCTCCCGTTCTCGGATTTGAGCACTTCGAATGCCTCACGCGCGACGAGCTCTACCTCATGATCGGTCCACGTAATGCGACGGATAGGAGTGTCGACGTGCTGCACGCCGTTGATTCGTTTTGCCGCACGCTCTTGAATCGCCATGTAGGGGTGTGCCATGGTTTGATGCTCTCCTCTCAGTAAGAGCGCCATTCGGCGCAGTTCAGTTACGGCAAAAGCGGCTCGACGGCTTCGATCAGCCGTTCGAGTTCGGGTAAGGCGTTCTCTTTGGCGGCGAGTTCGCGCAGTATCGGCAAGCCCGAATCGAGCGACGCTTGCGCCTCTTCGCGCGTGGCGCGTCGGCCTTCGGTGTACCAAAGCGTCGCGCTAGGCTCGCCGACGAGCCGAAAGAGCTCGCCGTCGACGTGCCGCGATATCTTGTAGACGCGCGTGACCCAGACTAGCGAGACGGCGGGGTTGCGCGTGATGAAGATGCCGGGCGGATCGCACGAGCCCTCGGGCATGTTCGCATCGCGCCGATGGGCCTTCGGCATAACCAGGAACGGGCACGCGTGGACGGCGAACAAGGCGCAATTCAGATGCGACGGCGGCTCGGATGAGACGCGGTTGACCGCGCACATGGGGCCGATGACGAAGGCCCGATAGCGGCCGAGCGTGCCGCCGCAAATCCAGCAGCAATCAAAACGGATCGCCTTTTCCTTCTTCGCCGGATCGGCGATTCGAAAATCCGGCTTACCGTTGATCCAGGCCACAAAGAACGGGACCGGGTAGCCGCGCTCGTCGATGGGCAGGTTCATCATTTCAGGGGGCAACGTTGGCAGGCCGTCGCGCAGTTTGTGCTCGCTCATAGGTGTTTAACACTCCTCACATTCGACTTGATCGATCTCGGTGCCCGGCACTGACTCGCCGGGGTCATACAGGTATTGCAGGCACGCCTCTACATTCACGTCGCCGTCTTCGTCCTGCAATTCCTCGATCGCCATACGCGGGTCGACATCGCGATACTTGGCAAAGGCCGCGTTGTAGAGCACTTCGGTATCGTGGACATAAACGGTCAGCGTGACGGTGTAACGTGAACTCAGGTGCATGGTTGTTCGCTCCTCACCAATTGGCCGGGTCGATGCAATCCGCCTCGCCCCAGGTACAGACGCCGCACAAGCCCGCCGCATAGACGACCTCGCCATCTTTCAGGCCGAGCACGGTCGGCGACTCGCCGCAATTCGCGCACTGCGATTCGTAATCCGGCTCGAACGTGTCGACCTTCACGACCTCATCGGGCGCGATCGTCTCGCGCAGCCGCTTGCTATTCCTGCTCATCGGTTCGCACTCCGAAAAAAAGAAGGCCGCGCCCGACGACGCAAAAGACGTCGGGGGTCCAACAGGCGCGGCTAGTCGGGGGTTCAGTGCAAATCAGGATTCGCTTCGCCATTGGGCGGTGGCTTGCGCTTCGAGCGGCGGCGCATCTGCTCGACGATCGCGGCGCCATCGCTTAACGGCAGATCGCGCTGATCGGAGTCGCCCTTCACGTCGTCCAGGCCGCCCATATGCGCGGCGGCGTCCGTGACGACAACGAGGCATGCCTGACCGCGCGAGTCGGCGAGCTCCAATCGGGCCGGGTCGCGTGCGGCGATGGTAAAGACTGCCTCGATATGGTCGCCGAAAACGACCTTCTTCAAGTCGGCCGCGACCGTGACGCGCTTTTCGCTCGCGATCAGGCGCACCGCTTGACGCACATTGTCGCCGACGCGTTTTCGAAGACGGTCGATGATTTCGTTTTGCTCGGCCTCGGGCAGCTTCGCCCAAATGTCGGGCAACACCTTGAGCTCTTGCACGAGCGCGGCCAGTAGATCGCCCGCGACGGTTTCGCTCGCCATTTCGACCGCTTCATTCTTTCGAGTCATTTTCATCCCCTACCGTGTCATGTTGCGCCGCATTACGACGTGCGGCGGCCTCGTGCCCGCGAGCGCGGGGGCTCGGTGGGCGGGTTGCTTTCGAAGGGCGGATCGAGCTCATCGCGCCGTTGCCGATAGATCAGCGAGAGCTCGTCGCGTTGCTCGGCGGGCTCGAATGTACGAATCAGGTCGGCGATGGCGTCGACATCCTCGACCGTCTGCGCCTCTTGAAACGCGGTGGCGATTTCGGCGTAGCTCGGCGCCGTGTCGACCGGTGGCGCGCTCGATTGCGGCGGCGCTGGCTCGGGCTCGCTCGGCGCTGCCGGCTCGCCGCCGCGCTCGCGCATGCGCGCTTTAATCGAATCGGCTTTCGTGCCGCCGGCCGGCGGTTCGCCTTCACGAGCGGGCGACGCGGCCGGGGGCATGTCGAACCAATCGGCGGGCTCGCTCATGCTGTCGCGCAGGCTTGCGTAGATGCGCTTGAGCGTTACCATTTGCGTCGGCTTGATCGTATCGAGCGCGCGCTGGATGCGCTTCTCGATGTGCGCCTTCGTTACGCCGAACGGTTGGAAGGCCGCGAGCATCTTTTGCACTGCCTCGGGGCTCGTGTCGACCTTTTGGAGCGTTGTGTCGGCCTGCGCCATTGCTGCCTCGATGACGTCGGTCGGGATCACGGCCTCGATGCAGGCCCGCACGCGGCGCTGCGCCATGTTCGCGCAGAGCTCGTACACGTCGCGCTCGTCTTTCAGGGCATACCCGCCCGTCTTCGTATCGCGCCAGTGCGACACGATGAACGCGATGCTCTTGCGGGTGCGCGTCTGGGTATCGGTCGCGCTGGCCTCAACCTCGGAGAACGGGATGCCGCGCGCATCGACGCCACGCGACAGGATGCGCCACTTGACGTCGATGTTTTCCCATTCCGCCGCGATGGCTTCCATCGCCTTGATGCTCGGCCCGCGAATCTCGGTGCCGCCGCGCGAGTACTCGTATTGCGACTTTTCGGCGAGCGACAGGCGCGTGAAGGCGTCCAGAATCCGATCCATTGCCGCCTTCGGATCGCGTGGGAACTGCTGCGCCATCAGGTAGGTGACTTGCATTTCCGCGACCTCGCGGCTCTGACCCTGGCGGGCGCCGGCCGTCTGCGCGAGCTCGGCGCGCGTATTGCCGAACGGCGATTCGATAGCGTGACTCATGACTTGTCCTTTGCCTTGACGTGGCGGCAGTCGACATAGGTCGCGGCCTCGACCGCGTATGCCTTGCGTTCGACAACCTTGCGGCGATAGGCGCTGCCATCGGGGAGCCGGCCGACCGAGGCCGAGCCGATCGCCTCGAGTATGTGATTGCGCGCGACCTGACTGACGCCTTGGTATTGCTTGACGATATCGTCGGCCTGCTCTTTGACGTGATGCCAATGCACCATGTCCTCGCCGAGCTCGATCGTCTCGCCGTTCGTGCCGGGATACAGGCGCCGCAGCAGCGGCAGGCTCGTCGGGTGTTCGTAGTCCAGCGGCGGCGGCCGGCGCTCCTCGACGTGTTGCCAGAACTCGTGCTCGGCGTCGATCAGCATCTCGGCCAGTTCCTTGTCGCGCTCGATCACGAACGTCACGAGCCGATTGCCGCCCACGCAGGCCGCGAGGTGCCAGACAGGGTAGTCCAGCACGATCATGTAATGTTGGCACTGCAAAACATACTCATCGGGCGCTTGATCGGTGCCGGGCTCGCCCCAATCGCCGAGGCGAAACGCCATTGAATCCACGTTCTTACACTCGAGCCCGCAGCGGCGCCCCTCGATCAAGCGATCAGGATTAGCGATCATCCATTGATAGCGCGGATGCCTGATGAGCTCGCGTCGGCGGCGTACCTTCACGCCTTCGCGCCGGGCGTACTCGCGAGCGATGATGTCTTCCATTAGGCGTCCGAACTGTACGCGCTCGAGCGTATCGACGTCGTTGTCGACGAGCTCGGTCCTCGTCTTGTCAAGCCACACCTCGTAAGCCGTCTTGAAGGGCGATAGGCCCAAAATTGGCGCTGCATCACTGCCGCCGACGCCGCTTTTTCTTTCAATTAAGAATTGCTCGCGATCCATAGCCGATTACAGTTCCGTTAGTTTCACATAAGTAAAACTGCGCGTCACGCTTTGGGGCAGGTATGCACCGCAGATTTGAACGCGCGGCCTTGCGTGTTTCCATTGCTCGAACCATGCGCGCCTTTGCCGACGTGACAGGCGGCGAAGATAGGACCGTTGGCGAAGAAGATTTTTCATCGCGTGCAAGTTTTCATTTCGTGGGGAACGCAACGAATTCAAGTGCAAGCATGGACGAATGTCAATCACGTTACGACCTTGGCATTTTGTGCGAGGTAGCCTTTAATCCGAGGTCATGGACGTGGAAAAGATTCTTATCGCAATGGGCGGCGATCGGACCGTTCGCAGGCTCATCGATTCATCCCCCTCAACGATCTCGCAGATGAAGGCCCGAGGCTCTATCCCAGGCCATCATGTGCGTCTCTTCATCGCGCTGCGGCCCGAGCTCGATTGGCCCGGCCTGCTCGACGCGGACATCGCGCGCTTTTCCGCGCTCATTAATGAAGACTCGATCCGGCGCCTGCGCGTCGCCCGCACGCGTCGCAAACGCGGCGAGGCCGTGGTATTGACGCCCGTTGCCGCTCTCACTTAGGAGACGCCCGAATGAAAATCAAGGCCGATGACGGCGAATCACGCACGCCGTTCAGCATGCTCGAAACGCGGGTATGGACAGATGAAAAATTTGTCAAGCTCTCGCGCATCCCGCCATGCGGTCAGGGGTTATGGCTGTATCTCTTGACCGGGCCTCATACCGCGCAAACCCGCACGGTGCCTGGAGTTTACGTTGTGAGCCGGGCCGCGATTGCCGAGGCATTGCAATGGGGCATCGATGAATTCGACGCGGTTTTCTCGCCGATTTTCCGCCACAAGATGGCGATTGCCGATTGGGAGCATCAAATCTTGTGGCTTCCGAACGCACTTCGACGTCACATGCCACGTTCTCCTCACAATGTTTTGTCGTGGCGCGCGGGGTGGGATTTGATACCCGACTGCGCACTGAAGCGTCGCATCTATGACGCAATCAAGCCCGTCATTTTCGCCCGTGGCGAGGCTTTTCAGGAGGCATTCAAACAGGCTGTAAAGCCCGTGGCGCATGGCGTTGCGGGAAAGGGCACGCGATGCGCGAAGCGGCAACCATCCGCGCGATCAAGGTCGGACCATCCGCTGCCAGATGGTGCCGTCGGCATCACGAAAATTTCTGGACCTTTGCCGGACTTTAGGTCGAACCATAAACCGAAAGATGGTCGGACCATCGGGAGGAAGAAGGTGGGACCGTATACAGATGTAGATGTAGATAAAGATAAAACCCCTAACCCCAAAAGCGTTAACGGCGCTACCGCGCCGTTAGCCGCGCGCGAGCGTGCGCCTAAGCGCGTGCGCGAGGACGCAGCCGAGCCGGAAGCCCCGCCAGACAAGCCTGTGAGCGAATTCGCGAGTGTGCGTCGTTTCGAAGCGATGGCGAAAAACGCGCCGTCGCAAGGCGATTTGCTCGACGACGATGCCGGCAAACCCGCGCCGGCTAAGGATTCCGCCGACCATGATTCGGAAGATGGTCGAACCATGTCGGGCAAGATGGTCGAACCATCGACCCCGTATCGGGCCGGGCGTCGATCGCGCAAAGCCTCGCCGAATAAGGCGCCCGGACCCGACACGGGGCCGACGTGGGCCGCGTATTCCGACGCATATTTTCGCCGCTACCGCGTCAATCCCATTCGAAACGCACCGGTCAACTCGCAAATGCTGCACTTCGTCGAGCGCATCGGACAGGTCGAAGCGCCCGACGTGGCGCGGTTCTACGTCGAATCGTGCTCGAGCTCGTACTACGTCCGTCGGTCGCATGCCATCGGCGATTTGCTGCACGACGCCGAGTCATTGCGCACGCAATGGGCGACGCGGCGACCGATGACGGCGACCGAGGCGGCGATGACCGATCGCACGGCGACGAACGCGAACGCGTTTGCACCGCTCATCGCCGAGGCGCGCGAGCGCGAACGCAACGAGGCCGAGCATGGCAACTAGCCGCGTGCTCGAGGCGATTGCCGTGACGGCCGAGCTCTGCGGCAAGGTCTTCTCGCCGGCCGCCGCACGCCAGTTTGCGGCCGATCTGTCGGCCTATCCCGAGGCCCAGGTGATCGGTGCGCTCTCGCGGTGCCGGCGCGAAGTGCGCGGCGTCCTGACGCTCGCCGACGTGGTTTCGCGGCTCGACGACGGTCGCCCGAGCGCTGACGAAGCCTGGGCGATGATCCCGTTCGACGAAGTGCAATCGGTCGTCTGGACCGATGAGATGGCGCAAGCCTGGGGCGTAGCGCGGCCCTTGCTCGCGGCGGGCGATAAGGTGGGCGCCCGCTTGACGTTCCGGACTTGCTACGAACGCATCATCACGCTCGCGCGGTGCGATCAACGCAAGCCGCAATGGCTGCTGTCGCCCGGCTACGACCCGGCGGGACGTCAACTTGCCGTAAGCGATGCGGTCGATAAAGGCCGCTTGACGCCGCAACAGGCCATGCGGCTGCTGCCCGACGAGACGAACTCGGAAATGACGGCGGCATTGCTCGAGCAGATTGGGATGAAGGTCAAACGCATCGGAGGGCCGGCATGATCGTCGATACGCATCACTTCAACCGCCTCAATGAAGCCGAAGCCGAGCGCCTCGCGTTGCTTGCCGAGGAGTTGAGCGAATCGGTGCACGCGATTTGCAAAATCCTGCGGCACGGTTACGAGAGCACGCATCCGCTCACGCCGCAGGGACCGACCAATCGCGACAGGCTCGAAAGGGAAATCGCGCACGTGTTCGTGGCCGCGCGCCTGATGTTCGATGCCGGCGACATTCGGCGCGTGCCCTGCGACATCTACGAACAGGAAAAGCGCGAGGAATTGCATCGCTACATGCACCATCAGCCGACGGGGTTCTAACCATGACGCTCGCAACCATCGTGAACTTCGTCGTGCCGGGCATTCCCGTCGGCAAGGGCCGCCATCGCTCGCGCATCGCGCATAACGCCGCCGGCAATGAATTCGTGCAGCAATACACGCCGCCCCAAACGAGGAAGTATGAAAAGCAGATCGCCGTCGAGGCCAAGATCGCGATGCGCGGTCGACGTCCGGCGAGCGGCGCGATCTGTCTCGTCGTGAAGGCGTTCTATCCGATCCCGGCCTCGTGGCCGAAATGGCGCCAGCGCGAAGCCCACATTGGCATTCTCGCGCCGAAGGTCAAACCCGATTGGGACAACATCGGCAAGACCTGCAGCGACGCGATGAACGGCGTTGTCTACGAGGACGACGCGGCGATCGTGACCGCGTGCGTCATGAAGCGCTATTCGGGCGATCCGCGCGTCGAGCTCGCGGTCTATGCGTTCGAACCGAACCCGCTCGCGCGCGACGACGACCCGCTTGAGATCATCGGCGAGGCCGAGGGGGCGTCGGTATGAGCGAGGGCGTTTTCGCTACCGTGCCGTGCGCATTGTCCGTCGCGTATCGGATGCCTGCCTATCAACGCTCGCCAGAGTCGGCCTGCGCGCGCATCTTGCGCGACCATGTTCGGCGCTCGAAAGTTTGGGATCGCCTGCTGCCCCGCGTCGTGTTCTTCGATGGCCTGACGAACGAACAGATACACGCGCAATGCACGCTCATTCGCGGCATGGTTGTCGACCGCTTGCCTGAGCTCGAGGCCGCGACCATCCGCGCGCGCTATGGCCTGACCGACTTCGAAGACCTCGAGAGCGGCAAGCGGCGCTTCATGTTCAGCCAGGACCGCGCCGATGCGATCAAGCGGCTCTCCGATCGCATGCGCGGCGAGTTCGACATTCTCAGCGAGGGCGAGTGTGACGTGCTCGTTGCGCGCGTTTTTGCAAACGTCAAGGAAACAACGCCGATCACATTGCGCGCGATTGCCGAGCAGTTCGGCCGCTCGCATGTCCACTACTACAACTATTTCCACGCCATCGACGACCGGCTCTATCACTTCGAAATGCGCGCGCTCGACACGCTGACGGAAGTTTTCGCCGAGCGCGGCACGTGCAATGGCGAGCCGATCGTCAGCGAAACCCATCACTATGCGAGCGGACAATGACGCGAATCGTTGAATGGACCGAACCCTTCTCAGTGGACGGCAAGGCGGCCGTCGTGTGCCGAATGACGGTCGATGACGTGATTCACTTTCAGATGACGCGGCAGGACTGCCGATACGACGACCCGCAACGCGCGCTCGAGGACTTCGTGACGGTGCATTGGGCCGAAATCAAAAACGAAGACGCGCCTGACTGGCAACCGTGCGCACAAGCCATCCTCAACGAGGAGCGCGTGCTGCAAATCTCCCGCGCGCATGCGAATGCCAAGCCGAAGGCCGAGAACCCTGCTTGGCGCAATACGCATCACGACCTGGGTTATGTCTTGCGCGTGCTCGAGCGGTGCGCGCGTGGCGAGTTCGGGCCGAAGAAGGCATGAAGCCGGCACGCCGATGCGTTGTATGCGGCGTCGTGGCGCCGGACCCGCTCACGTCCTGGCAGGCACGCGATTGGGAATGGTTCACAGGCTACTTCGATCGCACGGCGATGTTTTGCCCGAAGCATCGCGACTCGGGCATGCGGCACTTGCTCTATGAACTCTCGCAACGCAAGCCCGGCGCGGACGGTCAGCATTGGTCGCTCGAGCGGGCCGCGCGCGATTTGAAGCTCACGATCGGATGAGGTTTCACGTGAAAACGCCGAGCACTTTCGATTGGATTCGCGTCAGTGACAAGTTACCGCCTGTCGCCTCTCGCGGGCATTTGAGCGAGTACATGCTCGTCACGGTCGCCGATCAATTCCGCTATGTCGACATTGACCGATACGACCATCGATCGCACGCATGGGAAGCGCACGGTGCTCGACCGACGCATTGGCTACCGTTGCCATCGCCCGCGCCGGTTGCGTTCGATGAGTTGAAAGCCTAGCAGGCTGTTGAAAAGCGCCTCGTTTTGACGGCCGGGGCACTGTTTAAAAGGGTTGCGTATGCGATTGGCCGCTGAGTTGCAGATGGATCGTGCCGGACGTCTCGCTGGCGAGCGGGCCGGCCGGCGG